TTGTGGGGGGATTTCATGCCCCATCACTATATTTTTTTCTACCATATCTTGCAACATAATAAAACGCTCATCACTATCGTTTAAAGTAATGGGTGTTATTTCAGGTTTCTCATCTGCTCCGTTTGAATAGGTGATTATGACCTTACCACTATTTCCTGACACTTGATAATTTCTTCTAAAATCTCTGTAATATTCATCCATTTCTTCAATACCAGGTATGCCAGTAGCAAAATTGATTAGAAAAGATGGGGCGAACCCAAGTTTTACTTGATTAAGATGGAACCTACTAATTTCGTAATCTAACTCAATCCAATTTATACTTGTAGAATATCCTGGTATGCTATAAACCTCATCTTGTTGTGGGTTAGGTTCAATATAATAATATAGTTGTTTCCCCGTTCTTTCTAATGGGTTAAACTTTTTAATAAATCTTGGTTGATATTCGTCTTTTTTAAACTCCCTCCAATTTTTAGAATACCAATAATGCGGGTAATCTATTTCTTTAGTTTCAATACCTTTTCTTATTTTAGCAAATGGCATGTAATGTATTGAAAATGAACTACCATCCATATTCCATATCACCTCAAAACAAAAACCATTAAAAACTTCAAAATCAACATTACATCTTTGTAATACCTCATCTAAATTATTATCATCTACATATTGTCTTAATTCAGGAGTTATTATATCTGCCAATCCAAACCCCGTAGTTAAACGAGTTTTTTTGTTAATGATAGATTTATGTGCGGTTGAACCATAATGGTTGTATAAGTTTAATAAGTAGTGGGGGTATAGATTATCATTTCCCCACTGAATAAACCCGTGTGCTTCATTATATTTATATTCGGGAGCGACATACTCTTCACCAAAATTAAACACTTTAAAAGCCCCCTTTAATGACTTTACTTCTTCAGTCAATATTATTTCTTCGTTTTTATTTTTCATATTAATTTTCAAATGTATATTCTGTTTTAGGGCTATTAAATGTGGTTCCTGATGTTGAACCTGATGTTATTATATTACATAAACCACTTTCAACAACATCGTTAATAGTTAATCCTGTTGTTGATAAAGTATTACCTGTTGTTTGCCATACAAAGTAATCATAAGTTCCCCCGATTAAATTTAAATAACCTATATTAACGGGGAAATAGTTATATCTTGCATTATTATTTGTCGTATCACCTGTTAAAAAAAAATAATTATGGTCGTGGTTTTGATTACTAAATAAATCCATAATATAAGTAGCACCCGACAAGGTGGTTTTTTCAAATAATGTTAAAGGAACTAATGTTTGTGTGTTAGCCGATATTGTAATCATATTTGTTTTTATTATAAATATGGAACTTTAATTTTTGTTTATATGTAAAAAACCCCCACCTGAAAAGATGAGGGTTTATAGGGTTAAACGAATAAAAGGATAAATTTAAAACCCCTATGTGAAAGTTTTATTATTAAGGAGCTACTGGTAATGCAGTTCCAATTAAACTTTCTTCAATAAGATAAATTCCATTTGCGGATTTCCAAGTCACCTCTAAAGTCGCGCCATTCATATCTCCGAGAGCAACACCTAATGAAAGAACGCCAGCCGTAGCCCTACCCGCACTTTCAACTCCAGCCGCGTAATACGCACCTGCGTTAGATTTCACTACACAAAAAATCGGTGCCCTTCCAAGAGCGACAATTAGATTTCTCAAATCACAAGTTAATTCTATGAACTTTAATGATAATACACTCTCATAAAAAACGCTACCATTCTCTCTTGAAAATTGTCCGTTTTGGTTAATTCCTGCATATTCTATATCTTGTTCTATTTCGTATAATGTAATACCTGATGTTACGCCGGTAATAGTATTACATACATTAAATGCGTATGATTGGTCTATATCCCAAGTTCCAATCCATACTTTCTCTACCCCTCCTAATGTTGCGCAACCGAGCAAATATCCCTGGTCTATAATACAACTCATATCTTTATATTTTTTTTTAGTTTATTTTTATTTAAAGGGGACTTTCACCCCTTAAGTTTTTTTAATTATTATAGTTCAAAGAATACAACATAATCAGGGAATGCAAATTGAACTCCTTGCTTCCATTTAGCTCTAAATCTTACCTCGTCAAAGTCAGCAGAATAGAAAATCCTAAATTCCTCTGCGTCTGATAATAAGTCAGTTCCAAAATAAAAGTTAGAAGCTGATGATAAGAACATTTGGTTAGTTCCATTTAAACCACGAACTGCAACAACTTTAATGTTTGTTCCTGGTATTGGTTGTGAAAAGTCCTCACCTTGATTTTCAGCACCTGTATAGTGGAAAAGGTTAGCGTTTCGTAGAGCCAATGCGTATGTTCTATACACATCATAACCAACAAATAATGTTAAGTCGTCAGTTCCTAAAATATCTGTAGGAACAACAGCGGACATATCATCAATTAAAGTAATAACATTTGTTGCATCAATAACGACAGCACCTGATGTATTACCAGTTACTACTTGACCTGCGAATGTAGTTGAAGCTAATACCCCAAATCCATCACATAAGTTTAGGTTAGTTTGACCTGTAAGAGAAATATCACCTTTCCAAATCAAATCATCAATAAGAGCGTTGATTTTATCGGCTTTTTCACTTGCAAAGATTTCTTCAAAAGGGATAGTTTCGTTATACGAACCTGGTCTCATCATTTTTTGAGTATAATAATTTTCGAGCGTATCCAGACAAATACTCTCATTCACCTTTAACGGACATACCGCTAATACTTGTTGAGTTAAAATCGTTTCACCAGCATCGTTAAAACCACATGCTCCTGCTTGTGCAACCAAGTCAGAGTTTATGATGTTAATCGTTGCACTTGATTTAATATCAGGCTGCACCGAAATGTATCGTAGGGTTCTTCCCCCCAAGATTGCTTTTTTAATCAAAGCCATCTTATTTTCGTCAGTGTAAGTCGTTAGACCTAAAACATTTAAAGACATAATGTAATTTTTTAATTAGTTTATTTTTTTATTTTATTTTTTTTATCTTGCAAAGAATTTTAATTTATCATCTTTACTCGTTTTTGAAAATTTAATTTCGTGATTTGTAGGTGCTTCAGAAGGGGACTTTGAAAATTTATTAAAATCATTTTTCATCGTCTTATTTTCTTCTTTAATAGATTTCACCTCAACTCTTAATTTTTTAACCTCGTTGATTAAAGAAGATAATGAATTAAACAATTCAGCCATACCTTCTTCTTCTTCTTTTTTAGTATCGGGGGTTTCAATTTCGTTGATAAGTCCATCGGCATCTACATAGATAATTACACCATCTATTAAGTTATGTTGTCCTTCAGGTGCGTTAATATATTTACCATCAATTAAAGCTTGAACTCTTGAACCAATTGCTAACAACCCTCCAATAACTCTTACCTTTGTTCCGTCCATAAGTGTCGTATCTAAATCCATCATTTTGTCTTTTTCTACCATATCCTTATCTTCCATAGAAATACTATTTTCAACATCATCTATACCAATTTCTAAATCTTCTGCTTCAGTTTGTTCTGTGATGTTAGTAATTTTACCATCAACAACATTAAGCATTAAACCATCCTCTAATTCGTAATCTCCGTTGGGTAAATCTACTTCACCATCTGCGGTAATTTCTTTTACCATTTCACCAACATCCAAACCTTCACCATAACATCTAATTATTCTACCATCGGTGGTTTTGTAATCGGCACCAAACTTTTCATCTGTATTAAAAAGTTCTTTAATTTTCCCTAAAATTGTTTTTTTATTCATGCTTTTTTTTTATAAATATAGTTTATTTTATTATGTTTAATGGTTTTTATTTCTCTAACCTATCCTTTACCTCACTCGCCCCATAGATAATGGATTTAAGACCACTAAAAAACTTTTTAATCTTATCTGTAATACCTTCTCCTTTAACCCATTTTACTTTTTCATCAATACTTGTGTATTCTATCCAAATAAAAAATCCAGTCCATAATTTTGTAAATCCATAATCAAACCAAATGTATTTCCTTGTGATTTCATTTATGATATAATAATCTATAAAATAAGAAAATAATATTACCGATAAGTAAATTATTAGTTTAACACATAATCCCCTTCTTGTTTTTCCACTTGTAATAAGTTCCCCCTTTTGTTTAGCATACCACCTACCAACAAATGTATCAAAAATAGTAGCTATTGTGATTATCATCATTAATGGGAATAGTGGGGACATAAAAGTTAAAAACGCAAGACAAAAGTTAAAGGTAAGGTTTTTCATAATCCAAGTATTAGTTTTATTTGTTGTTCTTTATCTTCATCAGGTAAATTAGAAAATAATATGTTTTTTACCGAATTAAATAACTTATCCGATAGTTGTGTTTCATAATCTTCTTTAAAAAATCCTTCTAAACTAAATCCTGTAAAACCATTTTCTTTTATTTCATTCCAATAGGTTTCATCTTCAATAAAAAAGGATGCTACCCAACTACCTTTTGGTAAGTCAGGATATAATTTACTCTCGTTTCTATCCTGACTTACCAAAAGGTAGTTGGGTAGCATCCTTT